CACAAGGTTCGAGTTTATGTCCAAGGGGGCGATTGGTTTGAGGACAAGCAGGCCATGGAGGATTGGTGTAGTGAAAAGTTTGGGACACATTCTAAAAACTACAACAATCCTCGGTGGTGCCGTGATGCGTTTCATTTCTTGTTTAAGAATGAAAAAGATGCAACAATGTTTATTTTACGTTGGGGTTAAAAATGATTAAGTTTTTTTGGGGTGATGCAAAAGGCGTGAAGGCAGATGTCGAACGGCATCGTGCCAAAGAAGCTGAGCTGGATGCTCGTATCGCAGAGTTGGAGGGCAAGGATGATCCTATGAGCGTTGCCGCACTGCGGGTCTATCGTAGGTTCCGTGCCCAACTGCTACAGAGCAAGGCAGACGTTGTTAGCAAGATTGGAAAAAGAAAATGACTGATAATATGTTGCTCAATGTTGTCTGTGCCTTTATTGTAGGAGCACCTATGTTCTATATAGCATGGTGGTTCCTGCAACTTACAAAGAAAGACTAATATGTTTAAGGATGAATTGAAGAAGTATGTTGCAGAGTCGGGACTAGTGAATATGAAGCCGGCCGGTGATGGCATCTTCGTTCTAAAGTATAAGAAGAAGGTGTTCTACGATAACCTGTGGAACGAGTACATTGCCGAATGTCGTGGAAGTATTGTGGATGCAGATTTCAACTTAGTTGCTTATCCATTTACAAAGATCTACAACTATGGTATCGAAAAGGAAGCACCTGTGTTACCTGCAGATACTTATGTTTGTGCATATCGTAAGGTCAATGGCTTTATGGTATCTGCTACTTGGCATAAGGGCGATGTGTTAGTATCCACAACTGGCTCTACAGATAGCGACTATGTTGCTATGGCCAAGGAAATGATGCTCTCTCATATGTGCTGGGCTGACTGGCAGATGGCGTTTGCCGCAGACGACATGCGTGACTTAACTGTTATGTTTGAATGTGTGCATCCAAACGATCCACACATCATCCCAGAAAAGCCAGGTATGTATGTGTTAGGATATCGTGAAAACTCGTGGAACAGTAAGGTTGGACACAGCCCTACAGTTTTAGAAATTATGAGCAATGAGTTTAAATGCTTCATGCCAGAGTTCTATGATACTACTGTAGGCAACTTAATCGAACAGGTTAAGAATGTTCGACACGAAGGTTTTGTATTCTATACAAGGAACGGTGTAAGTGCCAAGATCAAGAGTCCTTACTACTTGACTTCAAAGTGGGTTGCTCGCAATCCACGTACAGACAAGCTAGTAGATTTGAACAAGGATATCAAGCACAACCTTGATGAAGAATACTATCCACTAGTAGATGCTATTCGTGCTAACATTGCCGAATACACAGCTATGGATGAGCAAGCTCGTCTTGAATGGGTACGCAAATATATGGAGGCGGCCTAAGGATGAAATGTTTGACGGAACATGGGGTACAACCTATGTACCAAGAAAGCAAATAGTGCATCCTTGGAAAAAATGGTATGCATGGTATCCGGTAAAGATACACGGCAAACGTACATGGCTTAAAACTGTGTATCGTCGTTGTATCAATACTTACGTTGATATGGAAGACTGGGAACGTTTCGAGTACGGTACATTGTTTGATGTAATTAAAGGTGAAGAATGAAAGACGAAAGCCATTTACCAGTAGCAGAACAAAGCCTACTATTCCGTTTGCGAAAGCGAGCAGAGATTCGTAGGCAAATTCCAGGCAGGTTAGCAGTCGTTGAAGGGAAACCGGATAAGATTGCTAACCTGCTAGATGAAGCTGCCGACGAAATTGAAAGACTGAAGTCTATTTTAGACGAACACGATATTCGACCAGACCATTGACCAATTGGTAAATTTCCGCTATAATATATTATAGAGAAAGGATCGTTATGATTACAGGAGTTCGTTGGTACACCAGTCAGACCTGCATAGGTATTGTCCAAATTGTTCAAGAACACGAAAAGGATCAATATCGCCAAACAGGTGAAGCCGACTTTAAGTATTATATCGGCTGTGGTTGGGGTCAAGATGAAAAGACTGACATGAGTTATATTGCAGAACACGGCTCACCTTTTGACAAGGTTGCCGGCGATGCTTTATTCGGAGTAGAACGATGAAAGTCGTTGCCGACGGTGTAAGGTATGATCCGATGTATCTTCCTTGCGGAGGCGTTGCCTACTTTGACGAAAGCTCAGGAATCAGTTATCGTTGTGAATGTGGTGCTGTTGTAGGTAGTATTGGCATGCCTCAATCCTGCAAAGACGAAGCAGATAAATGGAAAGCCTGGGAAGCAATTGGCGGAAAGGCTTGGGATTATTTCGAAGGATCAGAATAATGTGGATTCAAAATGTAGCAATGGCAGACATCCCAAAAGGACATCATGTCCGTGTGGGTGAGAATAGTATGTTGATTCAGATTGTGGATCCTGCTATGGAGTTTCCTACTCCCTTACACAAGTTCAAGGAAGTACATCAGTTTGAATTTCTCGATCTTGAGCAGGATGACAAGTGGGGCGAAGACTTTAAAGTTACTGACGCACAGGCAGAACAACTGGTCAGACTACTGCAACATGCTCTAGATAAGAGAATGGACGTAGTTGTCCATTGTGTTGCAGGTGTATGCCGTAGTGGCGCTGTCTGCGAAGTTGGCGTTATGATGGGCTTTCAAGATACTGAAGTTTTTCGTAGCCCTAACTTAATGGTCAAGCACAAGATGATGAAAGTCTTGGGCTGGACTTACGATGAAAACGAACCGCACACCATCAACGGTGTGCCGTTCGAATATGATGAATTAGGCAATAAGAAAATTATTGTTCCGCCACAACGTGAAGATACTTATGATTGATCAACAACATACATCGAGGATTATTCACACTCAAAGAGTTAGTTCTTTTCCTTACAAAGAGTACGGAGTAAAGGGAGTCGGCATACATCAACTCCCTATTATTCCCATGGATGATTTCATTGATCACAGTCAGGATCAAGAACTTCATATTGAATGTTGCAAGGGCCTTGCTGTAGCAGATGATATTAAGATGGGTATGGTCTATGGAGCACTTCCTCCCGAAGAAGTTGCTCGTTTCTCCGGACACGATTGCTGGAGTGAAATGCTCAAGGATATTGAAAAACATGATCCAACTGGAGTGCATCAACAGGCATTAGCTGAACTTATTGATCAAAACCCCGGTAAAGAAATGCAGGTCATGTACAAGTATGCATACTTTGCCATGGGTGCTGTCATCCCTTGGTTCTTTGCCCTGTACCTAAAGAAAAACGACTTTGGAAAGAAAACAGAAGACCTAGGGCAATGGACAGACTCTGCAAAGTATTTTCCAAAGTTACAAGAATATCTAAAAACATTGCCTTTTAAGACTATCGGTCGTGTGCTGTTCTTTACTACATATCCCGGAGCAGGGGTTGCTATACATAGGGATAGTGTTGTGACAGAACACAAAGATCACAATATTAACTTATTCTTTGACGGTGGATGGCGCCCTAGTTTTGTTTGGGATGAAAAGACAAAACAAAAGATTTATTTGTACAAGGGTGCAAAGAGTTATTTCTTTAACAACAGAGATTATCACGGAGTAGATCCTGAACCTGTGTTTAGATACACATTAAGAATTGACGGGACATTTACAGACGAGCTTTGCGAACAGTTGGGACTTGAGGACGGCTACACTTGGAAATGGAAATATCAATCAACTCCCAAATCTTGAGCATCTAATTGCTCAAACGCCCAAGCTCGTTCTCCGCATTGGAAACAAACACCGCAACGACCTTTAGGCTGTTCTGTGCAGGTATGTGTTAGCCTTAACAGCTCGTGTTGATTTTCTTGCAGTAGAATATCAACAACGTGAGTCTTGTGTAACATCATAAACGGCATTACTAATCTAGGATGATTGTTTTCAGTAGGGCGAACAGGAAACACCCAGTTAGGATTGCCCCAAGGTTGTGGTGGATTTTGATTAATGCCTAAATAGATATATCGTATATCTGGATATCTATATAGAGCTTCTCGTGTTCCGGTTTGATTTACTACAGTGTGCGGTACGTCCGGAGTGCCAACTTTGATAGGTTTTCGTATTCTAGTATTAAATGTTTCTTCGAGATGTGACACGATGCCCGGAATGTAGTTATGCGAGCCGTCATGTTTGGCAATATAAAAAGGCTGTATATCAGCAGAAGGACAATCTTTGAGCATTAGATAAAGTAGCACAGCACTATCTAATCCCCCACTTAACATAATGCCATAGCGGACAGACTGTTGTATATCTACAACAATCTCCGTTTGGTCTATTCTTGACAGTATTTTCATTTGGATGTATAATTATTGTATATTTAAAAGAAAAGTTTTGCTGCCATAGCTCTAGTGGTAGAGCGCATCCTTGGTAAGGATGAGGTCACTGGTTCGAATCCAGTTGGCAGCACCAATTTCGGTCCTTGGTGAAATGGATATCATGCTTGGCTTCGAACCAAGCGGTGTGGGTTCGATTCCTGCAGGACCGGCCAAAATTATGATTATCACTCCAGTTACTATAACAACTAAAATTTTTCAAGGAGATTATTCGTTTTCTCAGACGAAGGGCATACCTATACGTGCGGCAGACTCTAGTTTTATTTTAAAACAGTTAGGCATAGAAGATATGCAAAAAGATATTTCTATGCTGGTAGGTTTGGCACAACCGAAAGGGCCTATTTCTATTCATAGAGATAGCCCACTGCTGGATGGATCTCCTATCAAGTGGAGTTTGCTTTTTGTGCCAGCTGACGAGGAAGTCGATATAGAAATTGAAATTGTTAAACCTAAAGAAAATGTTCAAGTAAGTACAGGAACAGGGCCGTTAGGATATCAACGATATTTTTACAATAGGAATGATTGCGAGTTGTTAGATAGTTTTAACTTAAAGAATGGTAGTTGCTACTTTGACCCGACAACATATTGGCATGGTTTAGTAAATCATTTAGATAGACCTCAGTATGTTTTTAGCTTAAGAAGCGGATCTATTGAAATCGAACAAGTGTTAAGCAGATTGAAATAATGTTGATAACACCTGTCCATATCAAGAAAGATATTAGAATGACAACCTTTACTCCTGTATTTGGCCAAATACCTGTCAGAAGGAGTGATGTAAGTCCTATTCTAGAACAATTAAATCTTAACGATTTTAAAGATAAGGTTTTTGCGTTTTCTGCTTCTATTCCGGCATTGTGTAAAGTAGGAATACATAAAGATAGTCAATAT